TGTTTCCTGTCGGATATCCTGCATCAGTTCACCACCTGTTCAAACTCTGCGCTGAACTCAACACGCAACATACTGACCCGCGACGACCATTTTGCGCAGGTCACCTTTATCTGCCGGTAGCCATAAGGTGGCGTCCACAGAAAGGCCTTCCAGCCCCCGTGCTCAGCCAGAAACGATTCCAGTGCCGTGGCCTCCTCACGGGAGACAGACAGCGTCACGCTGTACGTTTTCAGGTCAGCGTTCAGCCCGGCAGGCGCACGCTGAGAATAGCCATCACCAAAGCGCACCTTTCTTACGGAAGGGGCCGAAGCCACATCCATACCGGGTTTCACTTTCCAGCGGAAGGTTTTCATCGCCCACCTCCGGAGAACAGACCACCATCACGGGACTGCTGTTGCATAAAGTCCGCTGCTGCTTTTTTCCCGAGGTCATAAACCACCTTCAGGGCAGCCGGACCTATCTGCCCGTTCGTGCCATCGTTATTGATCTCGATGTTGTACTGCGGGGCAAACATCGCCATACCTGAACCACCAATATCCGCCACAACCCCCAGCTTACCGTCAGCACCACGACGCAGAGGCAGAATGGCTTCAGGCCCAGCTTCCCCCATCACACCTGCACCTTTTGCAAAAGCAAAAAACGTCGGACGGTTAACCACCGTGCCACTGTAGCGACTCAAATCAGCAGACTGATAAACACCACCATCAGCATTGGGCGTCACACTGGCAGTTGCTGCACTCCCCCAGCCAAACGCCGAACCAATCCCCTTAACTGCCTGCATCATAGCCATCTGCGACATGATTTTTGCCAGATCAGAAAGGAGCGAGGCGGTAAAAGATTTGAAGTTCAGTTTTCCGGTGGTGCAGAACGTCACCAGTGCATTACCTGCGCTGTTAAATGCCGCTGTAAACATCTGCTCAGCGGTACCTGCCGCGTTATCCGCACTCTCTGTAAAATTCTGAAACGCCCGCATGGCACCGTTTTTCCAGTCCGCTTGCATCAGTTCCTGTTCCTGCCAGTACCGTCTGTTTTCGTTCAGTTGCCGGTTAAGACTGTCTGTCAGCATCTGCTCAGCATTCCGGTATTCATCTGTGCCGTATGTTCCTTTCTGTTTACTGTCACGCTCCAGTTGCTCCATCTGCTGCTGGTATTTTTGCTGCAGGCTGAACTGTGTCTGGTACCGCTGACGCTGTTTATCCCCCATCCCTGTTGTGGCGATATCCAGGTCATGTTGCTGACGCAGAGCCCGCTCCTCTTCCGCCAGCTGGCTGGCAAGCTGAGTGGATTTTTTCTTCAGGTCATTCAGCGCCGTCTGCTTCTGCAGCTCCTGCTGTTTTAAATCCAGCAGCGTCAGTGCCTGAATCAGTTCATCTTTACGGGCCAGCACACTCTTTTCATCTGCCGTCAGTTTTTTCCCGTCCAGATCGCTGATGCGCTGCTGCAGAGCCAGAAGCTGTTTATGCGCTTCTGTCATCTTTTTAGTGGCAATGCCTGCTGACTGTCTTGCAGCAGCAACCTGCCCTTCCACCTGTGCCTGTTGCTGACTGTACTGCAGCAATAACCGGGTGGCCTCATCATTACGTGTTTTTTTCTTATCGGATGCCAGGGCTTTCTTGTAACGTTCATTTTCACGTTGTATCGCCGCATCCCTGACAGCCTGATCGGCGTACTGCATGGCATTAATACGCGCAATTTCACGCTTATGCCGTGCTGCTTTCGTTTCATTCATCCGGTTCAGTGCAGCATTTTCAGCATTACGGCGTTTCTGTTGCTCCTGATAATTCCGCTCTGCCTGCTCTTTTGCATCCTGCAAATCCTTCTGGCGTTTTTTCTCCTGAAGATCGTTAAGACGCTGCTGATCGTATTCAACCTGAGAAGATGATGCCGTCCAGGGGAGTCTTTTCGCCCGCGACACTTTCTCCTGTAAAGCGGCAATCTGTTCATCCAGCGAGTCTTCACGACCAATATTCATGGCCGCATCCCAGAAACGACTCCACAAATCAGACAGATACTTCAGCGTACTGCCAAGCGCATTGAGGTTATTATCAATATCCGCAGTACGCCGACTGGTTTCCTCTGCCAGTGCAGACATGGCTATCCGTGCAGCATCACTGGACCGCCCCTGATCTCCAAGGACACGTATCTGCTCAAGCTGAGTGGCAGTAAGAAAATGCAGCTCATTGTCCAGAGCCTTCGCGGCATTTACAGGATCATCCTTCAGCCGCTTAAACTGATTTATGGTATCGCTGACCGACTGGCCAACCGATCGCTCCATCTGTGCGGCAGCTCTCGCCACCATACCGATATCGTTTCCACGAAATGCACCACTCCCCACCACCTGAGCCAGCGCACCGGCTGCAGCATGTTGCGTGATACCATTCCCGGAAATAGCACGACTGAGCGTCCACAGCTGCCCGGCAGTGACTCCGGCATAATGCCCCGTCAACGACAGCTGGCGGTTAAATTCTTCCCCCTCCTTCTGACCGTCATACCAGGCTTTACCCAGACCATAGACGGCCGCGGTAATACCGCCAATAACCCCGCCCAGCATCATGCCTTTCGGTGACATCAGTGTGTCTATCCATCCGGCACGGTTAGCCAGCGTTATCCCGGATCCCCTCAGCGCCCCTAAATTGCCGCGGGCCAGTTCACCTATCAGAACGCCTATCTCCTGGCGGGCCGCTGCACTTTTCAGACCCAGCGAATGCGTGGCTTTTCCTGCCCGCTCCATTTTGCGGATATACACTTCTGCAGCACTGCTTACCCCCAGCTGGGCTGCCTTGGCACGAAGCAACTCAGAAGATGAAAGATTCTGGCGGGTTGCCTGCTCTTTAAGCTGACGGATAAACGCCACTTTCTGTCGGGTAGCCTCTTCCTCAGCCTGTGTAAGAACACGGGTTTTCGCCGTAACCTCAGAAATCAGCGCCAGATAATCCTGCTGACCAATCCCGCCACTGTTTCTGGCCTGTCGGATCTGCTGCTGAATACGCTGTAATTCCTGCAGCCCCGCACTGGCCTGTTTCACACTGTCAATCTGACGATAAAACGCAGCAGCCGCTTTATCCTGAGCCTCCGCCAGAGCCATGGTCTGCGCCTGTTCCTCGCGCATTTTCTGGCTCAGTGCCTCCATGCGCTGGCGGGTTTTCTCCACCTCGCGGGCCATGCGTTCATGAGCCTGTGCGTTCTTCTCCACCGTCTGCGCATGGACGGATGCGGCTGTTGCAGCCGAAGAAGCCGCCTGCGTTGTCTGCCGGGCGGCCTGAGTCTGACGCTCCATAAAACGCTGCATACGGGCAGAAGACCGTTCTGCATCGCTGGCTGCACCATTCAGAAGGTTTTTGATACGGGGAATTTCATTTTTAAACTCTGCCGCATCAATCCCCAAATCAATGACCAGGTTGGCTATCTGGTCCATAACGCACACCTCCGGAAATACCTTCCCCAAGATGCATCAGTTCTTCGTCCGTTCGCTCCGGTATCCCGTTCTCTTCCGGTAAAAGGCTGAAATCAGCCACCGCAGCATCACTGCTGCCGGACACCATTCTCACGATCAATGCCTTCAGCGAGGCAAACTGCGCATCCATCCACACATCACTGAAGCTCTGCATCCGGAAATAATCGCCCCACTCACCAAGCTCAGTGGCCGACATTTCCGACAGCATCCGCCGCCAGTCTGCCCGCCGGAACTCCCGGGCAAGCCGCATGACAAACTGCATTTCCCGCGTCAGGACTTTTCCGGCGTCAGCACCTCATGCTCCAAATCCCCGGTATTCTCAATGGCCCCCATACCGCTCAGCGACAGAACCATCTCCGCCCCCGCACCCAGGGCATCATACGACCATGTTGTAATAACGGATGCGTAAAGCGTCTCAACATCCTGAGACTGTTCCGCATTCCACAGTGAGCGGGAAACCAGCCAGGCATTGATATCCATCCCCATCCGCAGAAAAGCAATCTGTCGTTCAGCCTCCGGCAGTTCTCCCTCCCCGGCATCAAACTTTGCCGTTCGCTGCTGAACAAACGTCAGATATTCAATTCTCTGCAGCCCGGACAGCTCACTGAGCACCACGGACTGTTTTTCATAATTAAACGTGTCCTGTTTCAGAAACATCATGTTCTCCACCTGCAAAAAAGCCCCGGATAACCGGGGCAAATGATGAGTATCGTCCTGTTAACCTGCTGCGCTGACAGCCACCGTAGCCACTGCCACAAAATCGCCGTCAGAAGTCATGCCCACAATGTTGACACTGCCCTGCTTCACGCCTTTCACCGTGGCCACAAGCCCGTTCAGGGTCACCGTGGCAGTCTGTGGATCTGTCGAATGCACACTGATCGCTTTGTCACTGGCTCCGTCAGGTTTTACTGTAAAGGTCAGCGTGGTGGTTGCTCCCACTTTTACACTGGCAGATGCCGGTGCCACTGTCAGTCCGGTAACGCTCACTGTTTCAGTGCCTTCCTCTGCCAGATACGGACGCCCCACACCGCTGATTTTCACTGTGCGGGTCATCACGTCTTTTGAGGCAATGGTTTTACCCAGTGCGCTCAGCCAGCCACGGAAAACATCAACAGTGCCGTTGGGATATTTGATACGAAACGCGCAGACTTCACCGGAGTCGAACAACTGAACCAGTTTTTTCTGCCCGCTGTCACCCGGACGCCAGGCCAGCGTCGCCGAAGTATCACCGACGGATTTCTGCCCCTGGGTTGTCGTTTTCCAGTCTGCATCTTCATCATCGAGATAAGTGTCATCTTCTGCATCAGCGGTCATTTCGCCAGGTTGCAGATCCTTCACCATCGCAAGACGCAGCCAGTCAGTGTCCGACAGAGGATTCGCAAACGCATCGCCGTTGCCGGTGTACATCCAGAACGTCGTCCCCGCACCTTTCGTCTTTGCCAGTGGATTTGGTGTGGTCATTACCACCTCCTTAATTCGTGTACGTGATCTGGTACGTGATTTCCGCCATCGCCCAGGTGGCCATCTCATTATCACGTTGATAGTTAAAACCGAGTGGGATCAGGGTGTCGATGAGTCCGGAAAGTGCCGGTACATCATTCAGGGCAGGAAAAATGGTGCTCTCCATCCACATATCCAGCTCTGAATCCGGTGCCTGTGCCCGGATGAAGACGGCAATATGCAGAACAGCCTGCCAGTCATCTTCATCTGTCATTTTTCCGGTGTACTGAGCATCACTCAGCCACACCGCCACGGCAGGCAGTTCCTGCGCATCAACAAATGCCGGAAGCCCGTCAAAAAACGTGGCGCTGTCTCCACACTGTTCCCGAAGGCGTGCCAGTACGACCTGGCGGATTTGTGTATGTCGGTTCATCGGGTCAGCCATAATCTCAGTTGTTGTTTCAGTGCATACCCCAGCTGTTTCGGCATTTCCGCAGCAATGATGCGGTCGCGGGCATCTTCAAATGCCTGTGTCAGCGGTCCGGACAGCGGGATTTTCACCACATCAATGGGGTAACGATTTTTGCCATCAATACGCCGCATCACATGCCAGCGACCATTCGCCAGTTGCTGAATAAACGCATCCCGGAAAAGATATTTACCCACCTTCAGCACACTTCCACGGTACTGCAGTTTTCCACCACGCCGGGCCAGTCTGACCCGGGCTGTCCCCAGCTTAATGGCGGGCAGATTGCCCCGGTTAATGCGGATCCTGGCCGTCATTTTTCCTGACGGACTGGCTTTAAACACCCGGACACGCTGACGTACCAGTTTCAGGGGGATCCCTTTCACCTGGTTATCTCCCGCAACGGTATTCCCGGCAACCTGCCGGGTGGCAACCGAGACCGCTTTCTGTGCCACACGGTTTATCGCCCATGCGCTGGCCTGTGGCACCATACGGGTATCAAGACTGTTCAGATTGCGGATGGCGTTTTCAAGGCCTTTCATAATATCGTCCTGTACTGATATCCCCCCGGGAACTGTCACACCGTTGCAGGCGGATATAACAGCATCCCCCGTCGTCCGGAGTAATGCGATCCACCCGAAAAAGATCCCCGCCAACCTCCAGCGTATCCAGACGGCGTAGCCCCGTAATATCTGCTGTTTTCACAAACAAAGACGGTGAAGAATCTTCAAACCGTACACCTCCGGCAACGAACGAAATTTTTTCAGGATCATCAAAAACACCCCTGAGTGTTTTTCCTTCAAGCTGACCGGACGTAATTACCGTCGTAATCCCCATATGACAAAGAATGACCGCGTCAGCCATGGCGACGGCGGCATCAAACGGATTATCGAAATCTGCCACCTTTCCCCCCCCCCACACATTCAACACATTTTCACGAGGCCACTTTCTGCCATGCTGGCTGCCACCACAGCAGATACACGAAACACGTCTCCCGGACGTACAAATGCCACGGGGTTATCCCGTGTGGCGTGAAGTGCATTGACATGTAACATCACCACAGCTTTGACCATGACCATATCCACAGAATTTCGGTTCTCACTCTCCCCACGTTCGGATCGTGTTTCGTTTTTTTGTTGTGGTTCTTCATTATCCTTATACAGGCCGTCTGAACTATCACTTAATTCTTCTTCCCACTCCGCCAGGCGTTGTTCAAGATCAGCTTTAGAGCCTGAAATATCGGCATCGCGCCCGAGTACTGCCGCCAGATCCTGAAGACGCGCTGTTATTTCTTCTTTTGTCATCACATCTCTCCTGTGCGATAAAGAAAAAGGCGGGAATATCCCGCCTGACCTTATTTCACCTGAACCACCACAAACGCGTCCGGATCCGGCAACACCATCAACGGCGCAGACTGCGTCATGGTATATTCGCACCCCGGGTCCCCCACCTCTAACCAGTGTTTCGGATAACGAATTGCAGAGGTAATCCCTTCACTCAGCGCCTGGTTATCCTGGATTGCGCCATAACAACGGACACCCTCCACCTGAGTGTTTCCAAGAATCAGTGTGCCTTCCGGCAGATAACGCTGCTCATCGCCGTTTTCATCAACATACGTTGTTTTCGCCACCATGATGGCCAGATCACCGTAATAACCTTTAAAAGAAACCACGGACCCCAAATCTTTCAGCGCGGTTTCCAGTTCAGATTTTGAGCCACGGCGGGTATCCAGTTTTTCACGAAACAGTTTAAAACCGTTCAGCATACGCCAGACAGTACCGTCCATAATCGCAATATTGATGGTACCGGAAGCGAAATCGCAGTACGCATCCAGATCATGCGTTGGATCAAAGGTGTCAGCATTCTGCTGTGACCATTCGCGTCCGCTAGCCTGCGTAATGTTATTGGCGGCAGAACGCCCAAAATCCACTTCCACCGTCTCAAACTGTTCACCGCTCATGGTGTACTTACCCTGCAGAACAGCGCTGACCGCCTGCATTTCTTCCACCTGCACAATCGCCTGTTCTTCCTGTTTCAGGTTGTCAGTCAGAATACGCAGGCGACGGTAGGCCGGGTCATTAAGACGGGCCGGATCTTCCCCCGGAAGACGCTCCACCGCCTGCTGATAATCCAGCCGGTGTTTTGGTTTAACATAGCCGGGGCGTAACACGCGGGTTTCACCACCACGACTGCGCAGTACCTTACCTGACACAACCGGAGACACATATGCCGCAACCGGTGTTTTTCCGGTGATTTTATCCAGCATCACTTCCTGAGTATGGAAAGTGACCGTACGACGAAAAAACAGCTCCAGAAACAGCGCACGGAATTTCACTTTCTGCTCGGTGTAGCCGAGCAACTGACGCGTGGTAAATAACCCCATAATTGACTTTCCTTTAAAAACACAAACGGGCCGCATCGCGACCCGTTTTTCAGTTAATCACTTCACCATCAGGCGTGGCTGATGGCACTTCCCACAAATGCGTTGGCTTTTTTCACCGCATCCACAGAGTCAGGCCAGACCAGCGACTCAGTGGCAAACGTACCGCTTTTGTAGTACGTCAGTGCGAGCTCGGTCCCGGCCAGCGCCAGTGCCAGCACCCCCACAGCCGTTCCGGCTTTCTGACCATCCCATGCCACCAGTTTTCCGCTGGCGTCATCCAGCATCAGTGGCGTCAGTGAAGGCGTGGCAACACTGATACCACTGGTACCTGTTGCGGTATACACCGGATCGCTTCCGGCAAAAATGCGCCTGTCCGCGCGCTTTTCTGTGGTGGTTTTAATCATTTTCAGTCTCCTGATTTATCTGAATCACGGATAACGCTTACGGCATACTCATCAGCAGATCTTCTTCTCCGTGCCCGGCAGTTCCGCCTCCGGAAACCGCACTGGCAGCATGCTGTGCCATAAAGCGATCAAAAAGTGCTTCCTGTGACAGTTGCGATGCCGCCGGTGCGGCTGCCAGCAACGTTTTCGCCTGCGCCACCGTCATTCCCGGTTGTTCTGCCAGTGCCTGTGCAAGTTGCTTGCGCCCTTTCGCCTCCGGCAGCGCCATAATCTGATCGCCGACACTTGCAGAACCGGCAACCGGTGCCGCCGCCAGTAACGTTTTTGCCTGGTCAACGGTCATTCCCGGCTGTTCAGCCAGCGCCTGCGCGAGTTGTTCACGCCCTTTAGCTTCCGGCAACGCCATAATCTGATCGCCTGTGCCTGCAGCACTGGCAGCAGGGGCTGCCGCCAGAAACGCTTTCGCCTGCTCCACCGTCATCCCAGGTTGACCTGCCAGCATCTGTGCCAGTTGCTCACGCCCCTTTGCTTCCGGCAGCGCCATAATCTGATCACCCGTGCTGTCAGTACCGGCAACCGGCGCAGCTGCAAGCAACGTTTTCGCCTGCTCAACCGTCATTCCAGGCTGACCTGCCAGCATTTGCGCCAGTTGCTCGCGCCCTTTCGCCTCCTGACAATTCAGGATCCCCATCACGCGCTGATTTTCCTGGGCCACCGCTTCAGCAACGGTGAGATTTTTAACAGTCATTGCATTCTCCTTCGTAACAGAGTCATTCAGTGCAGAAACCATCACTTCAACGGCATCTGCAGCATTAATCAGTTGATCAGCCAGACCTGCATCAATGCCTGCCTGACCGTCATAAACGGCAGCCTCGGTATTCATCACCGCCTCTGAACTCAGCCCCGTATAAAGCGCCCCCTTGTCGACAAACATCCGGCGGGCCTCATCAATACGGCGCTGAAAATCTGCACGCACACCTGCCGGCAATGCCTGAATACTGTTGCCGTCAACCTTGTGCCGCCCGGAGTAAATCAGCGTGATGTCCACCCCTTCCTGTGCCAGTTGTTTCTCGTAACTGGTGTGCGCCATCATCACACCAATCGAACCAATTTTTGCCGTCTGCGTGACCAGCCGACGCGTACAGGCTGCCGCCAGCAACATGGCGGCTGAACAGGCCATGTCATTGCACAGCGCCCACACGGGCTTCTGTTCCCGCAGGCGGTAAATCATGTCAGCACAGTCAAACGCCCCGGCAGCCTGACCGCCCGGGCTGTCGATATCCAGCAAAATGCCGCGCACATCCGGATCATTCACCGCCATCTGAAGACGGGCCGTCAGGCCGTCATAACCTGTCATGCCGGAGTAAGGGCGCAGGGTACCCAGTTTATGCACCAGCGTGCCGCTCACCGGCAGAATGGCGATGCCATTCTTCACCTGGTAACTCTTTGCCGGACGCTGACCACCCGCCATATAGTCAGTCACAGCCAGTTGCATACCATCAGCATCAAGCTGAACAGCCTGCTGAGGAACAGCAAGGCTGTCGGCCCCTATCTCCTTACCCAGCGCGCAAAAGAAAACCCGCGCATAGGCGGGTTCCAGTAAAAGCGGCTCATTAAATGCCATGGCGGCAATATGCGATAAATTACGACGCATCGCCTTTTCCTCCCGTTGTCTGTCGGATCTGCTGCTGAAACGTATCCTTTATCCAGATGGGGCGGGGAAGACCGGCAGCCTGTCGCTCCTGGCTTTCACGCAGTTGCTGGCGGAAAATCTCCTGATAGTCATCTCCCATCAGGGCCAGCTCCTTCTCGTACGTACTCAGGCCACCTTCAATACGCATCACCGCCTCCTGCACCTCCTTAAGGCCATCAATCGCCATGCGGCCGGCACCAATCCACTCGGCACGACACCACCCGGAACGGGCCTCCCAGAATGAGAAACGGGATTCCGGCGGGCGGATCACACCGCGAATAAGGGCTTCCTCCAGCCAGCAGGCAAACATCTGTGACGCCAGTCGGCTGGCCACAAATTTTCGTTTCCCCATAAAATACCGCCACGACTCATTGGCGGATGCCCTGGCACTGGAATAACTGACCTGTGAATAATCACGGGAAAGCTGCTCATAGGACACGCCCAGTCCGGCAGCAATGTAACGTAACAGCGCCTTTTCCAGTTCAGAGAAACCATTATCCGCATTCTGTGCTGTCTGCAGATTCAGTGAATCCCCCGGATAAAGATGCGGAATACGAACCCCACCCATCTTTACCGTATTGGTGGCGTAATAGCGCGCATAGCCTTTCATGATGGTGTTCAGGGGATTTTTACCGCCATTTCCCACCCCGGCGATATATTCAAATGCTTTTTCCGAATCCAGTGTGGATTCAATCGTCGCGGCATACATCGCCCGCACCACCGCCGACTGCAGTTGCGTGGCCTGCAGTGTGTCGAGCATCTTGAGGCGCTCCATCACGGAATAAAACTGGTTGGCCCCGCGCGTCTGTCCGTCCTCCTGTGGCTGAAACACATGGATCATTCCCGGCCGCCCGGAGGGCAGCGTCGCCGCAATCCGTGTCCAGTTGCTGACACCGTAGCCAGGCCAGTCATCGTTCTGAACATGATAAGCCATCGCCTTTCCGTAACGGTTGATTTCCACTCCGGCACGCATAAAACGATCGCCGATGCCATAACCGGGCGTGCTGACGCGCTTCGGACTGATGGTCTTGAATTTTGTTCTGAATAATGACGTGGATTCCGTATCCCATACGGGCTGGACAAAAATTTCACCGTTAAACGTATGAACGCCCACCCCTTCACGAATAAATTCGGTAAACGAACGACGTCCCTCCACATCCATCGAACCAAACACAGGATCGCAATATTCCATCCACGCCGCCTCCACATCTTCAATAAAGGCATGCGAATCAGCTTCCGACATCCCCAGCCAGCGCCAGTTGGGTCGGTAGCTCAGGCGAAACATGTGGCCGACGATATGGTCTTTATGAATTTCCACAGCATTTGCGGCAATACCGTTGTTACGGACCAGATCATCCGCACGGGCGTTACCCAGCTGAATGGAAGGTAAGAGCGCCACGTCGGCACTTTCCGGTGCAGGCAGCCATTCTGCCATTTGCCCACCGAACCCGGAACCACCACCAGAATATCCCATGCCTTGCCGTAAAGGCTGCCCATGAATATCCACCAGTTCCCCGTTCACAGCCCCACTCCTGCCGGACCACGACGCCGTCCGGATACACCCAGCGCACTTTCCAGCTTTTCAATATACTGACGCAGTTCACCAATTGTCGCCCGCGAATACTGAACCTGACGCCCGTCCTTGCTGACGGAAACCACAGCACGTCCGATCATCAGTTCATGTAACGCCCGACGGGCATCACAAAGCATTTCATGCGTATAAATCATCACTTATCCTCCACTCAGAGCAGCTGCGATTTCTTCAATAGTCATTTCATCGTCGTCCTGTTCATCTCTTCTGGCGCGGGCCAGTGCATCCAGATCCAGTTGCCACCGCTGAACGGAAATGCGCAGCGCTGCATAGGCATACACCAGACAGTCCAGGGCTTCATTACGCCGTTTTCTGGCATCCCACTGGAGTTTCACCCGCCCGTTCACAACTTTTTCAACCAGCTCTTCTGCCACGAGTTGTTTAGCTTCAACATCAGAAAAAATGTCCGGGTTATCCGGAAAACGGAAGGTATACGGTGCTACTTCACTGGCAGATACCACCGGCAGGGCAAAACGCGCATACAGCATTTCCTTGACGGTATCGGAACCCACCTCACACAAAAACACCCCACGCTGGTTTCGCTTTTTTGGCATGGTGATCACCGGCTTGCCGTACACCGACGCCCCTTTGATGGGGAGCACAAAAAAAGTGCCGTGTTTTCTGGATCGCTGATACACAATGTCCTGGTCAATACCACCGGTATCCCAGCAGACGCGGGAAATGGAAATTTCAGTGCCATCTGCATGACGGTATTTTTTCCGGATCACGGCATCAACGCGTTTAAGGGTGTCCTCATCTTCCGGTCTCCCCATGATGATCTGCTTGTCAATCAGAAAAGCTTCTTCGCCAGGAGCCCAGCCCCAGACATAAATCTCATAACGGTTTTTCTGAGAGTCGATCCCTGCGGTCAGGTAAACCACCCGCAGGGGAACCTGCGCATCATAGTGGCAGACTTTTTCCAGCAACAACTCAAAGCTCAGTTTTTCTGCCACAGCCTCTTCATAAGGCTCCCCCAGCGTGGTGTTAATGAACGTCTTGACGCCATTCGGATCCTTCAGTGCATCAAGCCAGTCATAAACAATCTGTACCCAGGTAGTGAACGGGCTGTATGCCGTCCAGATGTGGTACGAGATTGAGCGCGGTGGCGGGATTTCCTCATCACCGGCGCTGTAAAATGTCAGACCGTCACGCGTCCACATCCCGGTATTGTCACAAATCCACCGCCCGTCGGTCTGGTCAAGTTCCGACTGCCGGATCACACAGCCATTATGTTCACACAGGTAATACACCGTTTCCGGTTTACCCTTCTCCCATTTCAGGCCAAACGGCGTCGCATCATCGCCAAACTTCAGATACTGGGCTTCACCACAATGAGGGCAAGGGACATAAAATCGCATGAAATGCGCAGATTCATTCGCGGCTTTTTCAATCTGGCAAAAACCTTTAATTTTGGGCGTTGAGCCGCGTATGGATTTAGGCCATACCGAACCTTCGATACGCTTATCGCCAAGCAGGGTTGGTGAACCTTCTTTTTCCACATCCGGTTCAAACGAGGAGAGTTCGTCATAGCAGACCACATCCACAGATTTTTCACGGTAGTTTTTGGCAGCAGCTCCGCCCAGACACCAGAATCCCACACCGGAGGAGAAACGTTTCAGGGTAAGCGTGTTGTCCCGATGTTTTCTGCCAAACCACGGAGCCAGCTCCAGTAATACAGGAACGTCTCTTATCGTTGGTTCGACATGGGATTTCATAAAATCTTCTGCCGCAGAATCTGTCGGCTGAAAAAGCAGGCTGTTACGGGATTTGTGTTCAATAAAATAAGCCTCCACCCCCAACAGCATTTTGGTGTAACCAACACGCGCCGATTTAATCAGATTAACGGTGCGGATCCGGTCATTCCCCATGCTGTTCATGATGGCAACCTGAAACGGCAGTGTTTCCCATTGCCCGGGAGTATATGAAGACTCTTTTGGCAGATAATAATACTGATCAGCCCACTGAACTGTCGTCAGTGGTACCGGAATATTGAGAGATACAAGCCCTGTTGCTATCGCACCGGCTGCATTAGCTGCCTTCTGTGCGTCTGAAATCATCAATCCACCCGCCTACGTTCTCACCAGCTTTAGCTGCAACGTTGGAGGCTTTTGCGATTTCAGTTTTCACCACATCAAGGTGTGACGGTGAAATATCCGGATATTTACGCTGTAATGTCAGCGGCACACGTACAAGTATCCCCGAAATCTCCTGTGCCACACGTTGCAGAATGAAGGTAAACAATTCCGTTTCCAGTACCAGCCCTTCTTCGCGGGCATTCTTCAGTTCCTGTGCATCAGCCTGTGCTTTTGTGAGTCGGTAGCGTTCATAATCAATGGTGCCGAGTTGTAAATCTGATTCCGCAGCCGCACGCAAATCCTCGGTCTCTTTGCGGAGTTTTTCGTTTTCAATATCGGCTTCGCGTTGCGCATACCACTGAATTGCCATGGAGGTATCAAATACAGATTCAACGCCCTTACCACCTCCGGAGACGCAAGGGAGTCCCTGAGACTGCCAGCGTTCAATCGTTCGCGGATCCACGTTGAAAATTTCGGCAAGTTTCTTTTTGTTAACCTTCATGAAACAGTCTCACAACAAACACAGGGTCCGACATGAAAGTGCCCGAAAATGACTTTTTTAGGCGTTTTCATGTCGGACCTTTTACGGATTCGATATTAGAAAAAACAAATAGTTATGTTCGAGAAGTACCGACATGATTTTCCCCGGAAAATTTTCATAAATAGCGAAAACCCGCGCGCCTTCCGCCCCGTGGCAGGCCACCCCACCGGAAGGACCCGCACAAATGAGAGCTTTTATCATTAACATTTACAGATAAGATGACGTACATCATTGAAACGCCATTCAGCCATATACCGGCAGCATTCGTAGTTGCACTCCGTAACCCTGCGACTAAGGTTGAAAGCATGGCCATCTTTTTGCCACCGGCAAATCTTCAATGGATTTCCCCTGCCGGTTTTTTATTTCTCACATTATCGCAGCCACTCAGTGTGAAGGGCTGCTGTAATGCCGCAATCTTTTTTAACATGAAAAAGGCCGCAGAGCGGCCTTTATGGTTTATTGACAATTGATTAAGACGTGTGGCACTTATTGGCACACCAATAGCAACCATTCACCCGGGAATATCCTTTGGCCTTTGCCTCTGTTACCGCCGAAGAACAATCACTATAGTAACCAAGGTAATCGCGGTTAGCTACAGCAGGAAGATATGAACATTCCTCAGCATGCACCTCATGATCGCCATTGCTCTGAGCATTTTTGTTCACGTAATAGTGTTTAAAAACCATTGTATAACTCCATGTTGACGCTGATATTCAGCATTAACATGCTATATCACCAATTACACAAACATAAGCTTGTTATTTCAATTAGTTGATAACGATCACCACTGAACTTTGGACTTGCGAAATTCAAATGTTTTTCTGACTATTATTGGGCCGATAAACAGATATTATTTGAGCGTTTTGGTTCATTACATAAGCAATATCTCCATCTTTCAGAATGACTTTCCCATCCTTTCCCGATACGGCAATACTCCGCTGCTCTGGATGATAGCCAATGCTACGCCCGCAATGGAGCTCTTCCCCACCATTTTGAGACATGACTTTTACAGTTAACATTTTTCTGCTCCTATTTAGATGCCCTTTCCATCCGGGCCACTGTTCAAAGTAAATTTAGATTCAACAATATTCTGCTCTTACAGGCGATCAGTTCTGCATACACTGCCTGGCACTTTCGACAATTTCGCAGACCTGCGAGGCCGTATCGAAAAGCTGGCGCACCTTATCCAGGCTAACGCATCCCACCAGGAAAAAAGGCACCAGTATCGCTACCAGTGCCCATTTCGCCGCCGTTCGCGGCATTCTGTGTGTCCAGTGTTTTCGGCTCATAAACCACCTGGTTATTAGCGCTTCAACTGAAAGTGAGGCCCGTCTTTCAGTGTTTTCCAGTCCCCGCCCCATTCGATGGCAGTTCCCAGCTCTGCGGCAGCCTGCTTAAATGCCTGCGCGATTTTCTCGTACAGAGGCCAGTCCCATGACACCTGGCTACCAATGTAGGCCACAACATCCACCGCATCACCGGTCAGGTGGCGGCTGTTCATGGTCTGGCTTTTCCCTTCCGCGACCAGCTGCTTCTGGCGATACTTACTGCGCAGGCCTTCCGTAATACCGAAGTCAACCTCCGTCAGCTCCAGCGCACGGCGAACAACAGCAACCAGCTGTGGTTTGACGCCCTCCAGATTTTTCTCACTTCGACGACTGAATCTGAATTTACCGGGCATACTCACCTCCGTAATGAAAGGATTTTTGAAACGTTCCCGCGTGCACGTATCACCAGCACGCAGAACAGCAGATTAAGCCCCACCGCCAGCCAGTTCGCCGCTAACGGGCGACCGCACAGATAACTGAGTGGTGCAAAGGCATACAGCAGCATCAGCAGCCAGGCCAGCCATGACATCAGCGGCTTATGTCTGGAATCGCGACGACGATAAAAAAAGAGCGTCAGCACGATAACCGTGCATAACGCCACATTCAGCAATCCGGGAAGGTTACTTAACATTGCCGCCACCTCCGCCCCGCAGGCGGGAGAACACACCGGACACCAGCGATGCAATATCCTGCTGGTGGATGAACGACAGAACCTTCACCGACACCACCGATACCAGCACCGCACACAGCGCATCTGCCGATGTACCGTCATACCCTGTTTTTGATGCAATCCAGGCTGACAGCACACGCGCTCCCAGCACGCCGACAATAAACGACACCAGAAAATGCGCCACCACACGCCAGACTGAAAGCGCCTGCGGCATCGTTGCCACAAATAACGCCCCGGCGAACGCACCAAACACAATCCCGAAATCCGTTCCGGTAAACAGCCCGTACACCGTCGCCCCACCGAGCGCCGCAGCCGTGCCGGAACCGGATAAGGGTTCAGACATACGTTTTTCTCCTGTAAATAAAAAAGGGCCGCCAGCGGCCCGTAAAAACACCCCGTCAAAGGCACCCGCAGATGCCTTTTGCGCGGCGTTATTTGATGTGATATGCGCCGGGTGTGGCGAGGATATGAAAAAGGCCCGCCGTAGCGAGCCATGAAAAAAAAATGAATAAAAAAAAACCGCCTGGTGCGGCGGTTAAGGATGTATTTCCAGGTTTTGCTTAGTACGCGATTAATCTCAACGTTATTCTGAGCGATGCTTACAACATCGGAATGATGCATCACCGACCCTGCCAGGAAATACAAAATCTCCACCGATAATGCACCATTCTGCTGTCGTAAAAAAATCAGCACTGAGGCTACACCTGGCCTCAAATTATAGCCAGAGAACAGAATGCTTTTTCAAAACAACCTGCTCCCACGTAATAAAAAATACACCAGTGCCGCAATACAATAAGGCTTGTTGCAAATGCTGGAGCGGGTAGCGGGAATCGAACCCGCATCATCAGCTTGGAAGGCTGAGGTAATAGCCATTATACGATACCCGCATATGGTGCCGACTACCGGAATCGAACTGGTGACCTACTGATTACAAGTCAGTTGCTCTGCCTGCTGAGCTAAGTCGGCACTGGACCGCCACCGGGGACTCGAACCTCGCACACTCAACTTAAAGGGTTGACGCTCTTTCCTGATGAACTGGTGACGGTTGGTGGCCCTTGCTGGATTTGAACCAGCGACCTGGCGATTATGAGTCGCTCGCTCTCACCACTGAGCTAAAGGGCCGGGAGCAGAATAATAATGGTGCGTAATTAATTCTGCAATCTCATCCGTTTCAAACGATTAAATCCTGAACTTCCCTGACTGTCTGTTCAAAACGTCCTGTCTCCAGCTCAACACCAATCGCACAACGCCCCAGTGCCATCGCCGCTTTTACCGTTGAACCTGAACCCATAAAAAAATCTGCAACCAGGTCTCCCGGACGACTGCTCGCGTTGATTATCTGCTGCAGCATTTCTGCCGGTTTTTCGCACGGATGTTTCCCTGGATAGTACTGCACCGGTTTATGCGTCCAGACATCGGTGTACGGAACCTGCGCCGTCACACCGAAATACCGCCGCAAATTTTTATATTCACTCAGCAATTCCGTATACTGCCGGTTCAGCTCACTGTATGTGCTGACCAGCTGGTGGTGTGGTTTTTCCAGTTCCCCGCGCTGATGTTTTTCTGCCGCAACACGCGCAAACAACGCCTGCAATTTGTTGTAATCACCCTCGTTCGGTAACTGCCACTGACTGGTACCAAACCAGTGCGAAGCCATGTTTTTCTTTCCGGTGGCTTCCGCTATCTGTTTTGACGTTATTCCCAGTGATTTACGCGCATCACGAAAGTAAGAAATCAGCGGGGCCATGACGTGCTGTTTTAGCTCGCGCCCCTGTGCCACATAGCCATCATCTTTCGGGCGATACGGTCCCTGATAATGTTCTGCAAACAGAATGCGCTCTGTTGCCGGAAAATACGCCCGCAGACTTTCCTTATTGCACCCGTTCCAGCGTCCGGACGGCTTCGCCCAGATAATGTGGTTCAGCACATTAAAGCGCTCACGCATCATGATTTCGGTGTCAGATGCCAGGCGATGACCACAGAACAGGTAAAGACTTCCGGCAGGCTTCAGTACCCGCCAGAACTGCGCCAGACACTGGTCCAGCCATTTCAGGTAATCATCGTCGCCCTCCCACTGGTTATCCCAGCCCTCGGGCTTCACTTTAAAGTATGGCGGGTCTGTGACTATCAGATCGACAGAGTTTTCCGGTAAGGTCTGGATAAATTTCAGGCAATCAGCGTTGATTAACTCACAACTGGATATTTTTACAGTATTAGTCATAGATCAATAAGCACTTCTCTGATAGGCTCATACTGCTTTTGCGCAAAGCAGATGGGCCTGAGGTTTGCTTGTGACCCCAACGCATGAGCAGATGGCTGGCAGGTGCCGCTAACACCCACCAGCCGCCCATTACCACAAATTAAAAAGCCTTCACTGCAGAAGGCGTCTGTAACAACCGAACTGATAATCTGCCAGACCCGCCATAACAAGCTGGGTCAGGATTAACTGGCAGCGTTCGCGTGAAAGGTAAGTATTCTGCGCAATTTCCCCGACGGTCGCCGGTTCGGTGACGCTTAATTCATTAAACACCACTCTGGCGGTTTCGGTCATATCCTGCTGTTTTAGCATGTCTTTTTCCCTTTTCTGGTTAACGTGACATACCAATAACTCTTGTCTAAAAAGCCAGCAAGCTGAAAGACCGGTATTCGCAACCACCAGCGCGTTTAACGTACTGCATCAATTTTCGAGCATAAAAAGACCGCCTGAGGGCAGCCTTTTTACATTAAAATTAAGTTTTCTTTAACTATGTTGTATGTGAAATTAGCATTCCCTACTGAGTTTATACAACTAATCTGACGTCACACGCACCATTATACTTACTAAAGAAAAGTCATCATCAGGTCCGGCTCTCTCTATACGACGCAAAATGCCATTAGAAAACTTCTGACTATTACTCATCGTATTTGATGTAAATCTGGGGCGTTTTTCCCAAACGTTATGAACCCCATCAGACATGATACACAGATGATATACCCCGTTAATACTAGGTAAATCTTTCCATGTGATAAAATCACAGTCGTATTCCATATCAACATTTGAGGCTATAGCCGTCGTTAAGATATTTTTGCCCGGTTTATCCTTCAAATCTCTGGGTTTAAAAATATTCTGATCAATTAGCATCTGATGCCTGGTATCGTCCTTCGTCAATTGGTATGCTTTCTTCTCTCCAATGCAATACAAACGACAATCACCAATATGACCAATAATAATTCCGCTATCACAAACATAACAAAACGTAAGTGTAGTAGCAGCTTTATCGAACTCATCATTAACATCAGCTAACGACATAACCTTTCGCTTAACTTCATCAAATACATCCGGAACTGTGTCAAAAGATAAGCTTGTCAATGCTGAAAGTTCAGCAATTGCCATTGATGAAGCCTGACTGGCACCAGTGTATGAACCTACACCATCAGCTACGGCAAATAAGATGCCATCCCCTACAATTTTGGGAGGAAGCAATGAATCTTCGTTGACCCTACCTGGTTCTTTTGGATACGAGAATGATGAAGTCGCTATCAGCTGAATCATGACTCACTCCTTAAAAAAGAATGCACAAAATCAAACGCCACATCATCTATTGTCTGATATCTATCATCTTTATCCATCCTGGTACACTTCGCTATGATAGGCTTTATTTTTTTATCATCTAAATTTAAGTCCTCAATTAACCGCCCCACCGCATAAACATCAGTCTTAACTGAATACTCGGCATTATATAAAATCTCGGGAGCCATATATCTTGTACTTCCCATACGGGTACCGATCTCGGTCAATTTAGTGGTATCCCCTTCGGGATTTGTATCTTTTACCAGACCAAAATCAGACACCTTGTATGTTCCGTCGCTAAATCGCAAGACATTAAATGGTTTTATATCTCTGTGTAAATAGCCTTTCGCATGGATGTGAGCTACACCATCTAATACCATTTTCACTATTGAAATTTTTTGATCTGTTGTAAGAAGGTTGTTCGTTATTTCGTGCTCAAGATCACATTCTGCTTTATCCATAATGAACCATGGATTCTCGGCAAACAAATCGCACAAATAAATAGGAACAATATTGCTATGTACGCAATGTGATTGATACACGACCTCCCTTTTAAAACGCCTTCTAAACTGCTCTATTTGCGCCAAAAGCTCTGGTTTTTCGGGGGCTAAAACCTTTCTAGCATAATCCCCACATTCACCCTTGTTGAGGTTGTAAACCTTAACGTGTTCAACAAAGCCAAATGCCCCCCTTCCAATCAACTGAATTCGTTTTATAAAGTAATTACCGTGCTGTTCTTCCATTAAGCTCACCGACCTAAATTGTAAGAATATCCATATCTTACAACTACAGATAAAAAGGTCCACAGAGTTAAGCAAAAAACCCGCATTTAAGCGGGTTTACACACTATACGGCAAAATATCACATTTACATAAAATGTATGCGATTTAATTGACTTTTGCAATATCTCGTCGTGAAAAGGTCGCTTTTTGTTGCGATCTCATTTTCACGGTGCAAATCAAGGATTCTGTATCGAGTTTCTTAAAAATGTCGCACATCTCACGCCAGTAGTTCGCATAATTATGGCTCCAGTTGTCAGGCTTAACTCCACACAGTCTGGCAAGTTCCTGTCGCTGGTAGACGTCACGCCCAGTAATCCTCCCCCTGACATCCTGCGCCGCCAGCCAGATTAATTTCTTCAGACGCTCAAGCGTTTTCCCTGTAATTTTTCTGGTGCCAAAATGCACCTGAAACTTATCCCACGCCCATTTCGCAATGACCACCTGATAATCCCAACTCGGATTTTCACTGTATACCCACAGCACCCACGCCTTCTGATGCTCTTCAAGAGACAGAACGGCGCGTCGCCATGATGATGTCGAAAACTCAACCGGACTGACCAGGGCAATTGATGAACCTTTCGCCAGCGATTGCTTTCCCGGGATTGGTGGATTATCCCGCGTTATCATTTTTCCAGTCACTTCATCGCGGTACCGGATTTTTTTACGCCTGTAACGCCCTGTATCGAACATGGCATTCTCTTGCCAGGCTTCAAGCTGACCTTTTGTTGCCCCACTCAAATCAGCGGTGGCGATAATGAGCTGCTCACGCACAAACTGTAAATACTGGTTATTCATGCGCACTCCAGTTCTGTGATTTTTATCCCCAGCCGCCCACCAGGAACGAGCTGACCGCGCACAATATTGATTTCATCAAACTGCTCGTCGTCTATGAGAAGTCCGGCATGCGTCAGCGCATCCAGTGGTGCTTTCAGGATATTGTCCAGGTCACGACGACGTTTATCCGGTGGCTCTGCAATAATTTTTATTGCCAGCCTTCCGGACAGGTTTAATTTCAGTCGCTGCTGGCGAACAATGAGCGCCACATCACGGCGATAACGCTCACCGGCTTTTGATACAAAATATGTACTGCCACGACGTCGCCAGTAGGTGTTCACCGTCGGCGGGGAAGGCAAAACAAATTCTATGCGTTCAGTCATTCATGCTTTCCACTTCAGGACACCCGAATTTCTCGCGTGCATTAAAAAACGAATCAGCAACAACAGCTGGCTGCCGTGTTTTTCTTCAAAATCTTTTACCCCGGCGTGCAGTTCGTTATGACATTTACGGCACAGCGGAATAACAAACAAATCATCAGCCTTTGTTCCCATCCCTCCCAGTCCATGACCAATGATGTGATGCGGATCATCTGCCTGATTACCGCACGTCATGCATTTCTGCGTTTTTACCCAGCGCGTGTATACAGGCATCTCTTCCCGTTGTGGTTTCTGGCGCTGGAGATACTGAGCCGGTGACTCCGGATCAACGGCAATGCTTACCACCGTCTTTTCCTGTGGCGGGGTTTGCTGGTGGGCGTGAGGCAGTAGCGCAATATTTTTTGTGCGCTGCTTCAGCATGCTGGTGGCGGTCTGCTCTCCCGGCACGATGTCGCTCTCGCGGTATACTGAGCGAATTTTTTCCGCGCGTAATCCCAGCGAACGACGTAATACCGTCTCCGGTAGTGCGTCCGCTACGTTATTTATGGTTGCCCACCAGGATAATTCAGCCAGCGATAATTCACGCTCCTGCGCGCCATTCATTACATGGCGTATGACGTCAATCATCCATGCTGACAAATTTTGGTAAGCAAGTTGCCCGAGGGATTCGGAGGTCTGGTCACGCAGCTGGTTGTCGCAGTGCCAGCACAACACCATTGCGCCGGTACCATATCGGTGAATAACGGTTTCGCTGTGATGATAATCGCCGTGTGGCCACTGGCAGGATTTGACATGACGCAACAGCCAGTCAGACAGTGCCCCAGCACCACCAGCAGCACGAATCACCCGCTCATCGCTGAAAAATGGCAGTAATGATTTATCCTCCGCCAGCGGCTGGCGAACAGCAGGAACGACTCCGGACGGCAGACCGCGCATGCTTTTCGGTTCCGGCTCCACCAGAACTCGAGGGTTATGAAATACCTGCATGGATTCACGGCCCGGTTTTAGCACCACCAGCCCAAGTTCCGGTACCGGAACAGGTCGAAGTAATACCCGCACGTTACCTCCAGATGCGTTGCTGGTATGGGCGGGATGAACGCGGTGGGCGTTCGGAGTAAGGGAGTCTGACTGAGATTATCCAGTGACGGTAGTCGAGGCTAAGAGCTTTCTTAACCTCGTATCCGCGCCTGCGGTAACACTGAATTATCCATTCCGCCTGCTCTTCAGTGCATGGAGGATGCTGGAACCAGTCTGATTTGAATGCGTGAAAACGCCGTCCGCACCTACTGGCAAAGACGGCAGAATCATTAGAATTGTGTAATTTGGTATCGTGCGCCATCGGTTGTCTCTGCTGGCGCAGCAGGTGCCAGTTGTTCAGGCTGGCGTGCGAATTGTAAACCAGAATGCCAGGAAAAAACAAAACCCGCCGAAGCGGGTTACGTGCGGGTGCGTTGAGGATGCCTGCCACATCAGAGGTGGCGAGGGATTTCTCCCTCGCCTGGTCTCTTACTCCTCAGGTTCGTAAGCTGTGAAGACAGCGACCTCCGTCTGGCCGGTTCGGATTCGTACCTCGCAGAGGTCTTTCCTCGTTACCAGTGCCGTCACTATGACGGTTAAACAGATGACGATAAGGGCGATTAACATCGCCTTTTGCTGCTTCATAGCCTGCTTCTCCTTGCCTTTCGGCACGTAAGAGGCTAACCTACATTTGTGAGACATAGATTGGGCCTCAGATTAATGTTAAGC